CTGCACCCGCAATAGCACCTTCTCCTATACCTATGGTCGCACCTAAACCAGTTGTTCCTGCTTTTTCTAATATCTTTCTTCCTAAAGCAGATGTAGCAACTCTTCCTGCACCTAAACCGCCAGTCAATAAACCTCCACCTAATTCAAGACCCAAAGCAAGAGGAGCATTTGTGTCTCTAAATTGATTTATGTCTTGACGAATATCTTTTACAGTTTTGTCGTAATCACCCAAAAAGCCAAAACCAGTTCTTAGCCCTGCTTCAATTTCATCTCCAAAACCTAAAGTAAGACCTTGACCTACCGCTCTAGCAACATTGCCTGCGGTTACATCGTCATTAGTTTCAGCTTTATTTTCATTGTTTATTTTGTTTTGTGAGACAATTCTTTTTAAAAAAGTTTGTTGTTCGTCTTTTGATAAATCTAAAAATTTATCATCAACTTCGACTTTGCCAACACCATCAACATCTATAGTAATCATTGCGGTACAACCTTAAATTTAATTTCTTTGTCTTGTAAAAGGCTGAAATCAAAGTCCTTTACATTTTGGCTCTTTCTTCTATTTTTGATTTGTCTTTTTCTTAGTTCTATCGCTCTTTCATTTATAACTTTTATTTCTCTTAATTTTTCTTGAATAACTTTCTCATTATTGCTGTCAAAGGCATCAAACAATTCATCCATTACTCTTTGAGCATCACCTTCAGTCTGAACACCTTTGTTAAGCCTCAAACTGTCATTTCTTAACTTAGAGATAAATGATTTAAATTTAGATGAATTAATCTCTTCTTCGCCTTGCTGTCCAATAAGACCTAATGTGAAGTCACCAAGTGTGTCTATAACTCCAAACTCAAGTTTTTTATCAGTTATTAATTGATCAAACTTATCAACATCTTTGTTAATGTTTTTAGAGGTTTCTAGTGCAAAAATATCATCTTCTTCAGCTTTTTGAAGAGTGCCTGATAATTTATTATCCGCTTTTTTCTCTGCTTTTTTTGCCGTTTCTTCTTTGACAATAGTATCATAAAGAGGACTTTTGCCATAAGTTGTAGTACCATCAGGAGCAGTTGTGGCAATAAACTTTCCATCATTCAACAAAGATGTTTTGTTTTGACCTTTTCTCTCATAAACAACTTTAGGGTCATTAGGGTTGCTAATATCAAGCAAAGAACCCCCAACAACTTGAAATGGACTTTTGTTTGATTTTTCTCTAGCAATTATATCATCATATATTTCTGATTTTTGAACAGAGATTTTTCCATCAGGAGAAGTTATGGCAACATATTTTCCGCCATCAATAAGAGTGGATTTGCTTTTGGGAACATTTTTCATTGCTGAATTATATGCACTCATGCCTTGCGATAAACCTTGAGCCAAATTTTGCCCAAAAGATGTTGGCATTGTTGTATAACCGCCTGCATTTAAAAGACCCATACTCGCACCTAATATGCCCTGAGTTCTTGGATCATCAAAGCTAGTGCCGAAACCAAAGTTATTTGCAAGAGTATTGCCACCACCCATATTATTAACTGGTGGGGCGATTAATCGTGGAGCAGGCATTATATTTTGATTTGACGGGGATCTTAAATTTTGAGGTCTCATCATAGGCATTGGAACATTTCCTAATAATCCCATTTGAGGTCTTGCAAATATGTTTCCTAATAAACTCATTATAATAACCCTAACAATCCGCCACCGATTGCCCCCATTGCTCCATAAGATGGATTAATTAATGATGCTAACTGTGCCCCGCCTAAAGCACCGCCTAAGGCTGAAGCACCCTGATTTCTAAATACTGGTTGAACAGTGCTAGAACCTAATGTTCCGCCACCTACTAAACTCATGTAGTTTTGTAACTTCTGATCACCGATATTTTGTTGGTAGTTATATCTATTTATATTATCCTGAAGTTGGCTCATAGCATCAGCTTCTCTAGCAGATCCAACTTGTGCTAGTTGTTGTGCATCTAAGTTCTGATAAGCAGGTGCAAGTTTAAGTGCATCTTGTTGAGCCTGATAAGCATATGGAGCTAGTGCTGAAGTCATAGCCTGCTGATTTGCTCCCGATCCATATCTTCCTGACCTTGCAAACTGAGAAGTTACCGCATCAATGGCAGGCTTAAATGCCATGCTCATTAGTGGGTTAGTTCCCATTAAGTTTTGCTGTATAACCCCTTGACTTGAAGCTGTTAAGCTATTCGGGTCTAAGGCTCTGTCTCTAACCATATTAAGAGCCATGTCACTTTCAGGAGAAAATCCTACTGTGGTTGAGTTTGGATAATATGAAGGCATCTCATCCATAAATCTATCTTTAGCTTCTGCTAAACCAAATTCTAAGAAGGGCTTCGCATACGCAGGCGGTTCAACCTGAGTATTAACTGTTCCTGAACTTCCTCCGCCACCACCTTTTGACATATTAATATTCCTTTACTAAAACGATTGCAGTTGGTTCATAGTCTTTCAAAACTTTTTCCCAACCCTTTCTGCCTATAATTTCAACCGCTTCACATCGGTATAATATAGACCATTTTCTTATCTTTGGCTCTACCTCTAACAGTGTTTTAAGGTTACCGCCTGCAAGCCAAAACCGCAGTGTCCTGCGTTGAGGATAGTCAATTATCTCAGTGACAATCGCACTATCTTTTAATGCCCATAACTGAGCATCACCCCTTTTGACGATATCTATAACTTGTTCATAAGTATGGCTATTGTGAGCATACCTAAGAGCATCAATAATCCACTTTCTGCACCTATCAGCATTAGCCGAAAATGACATACTCGTAGGATCGAGTGGTTGTAGCATTTGCATGATTTAATGTTGCCTGACCCTTTTGTCTCGCTGTGACATGAATGTTTGTCGATGAAGCATCGCTAGTGGTTGGCATAAATAAAATCACACTATCCTCACCAATACGATCATCAGACAATGTCGTTGTAGATGAACTATTTGTTAGTGTAACACTGCCAGTCGAGTTGACCTTGCCATCTAAAATATTATTCACAACTCTTGATATTGTGCGTGGCTCATCACCTAATGGAGATAGCCTCTTATAGTTGTTAACTCTTGTCATCTTCTACCTAATGGCTGACCTTCTATGTCAACCCCCTGAGCAAAATCCCAAAAGCCTGATATATTCATTCTTATTCTATGAAACCTGCCCTGAGATCGATGCTGTACAAAGCCCTCATCAGTCAGGCTGTTTGCTGTAGAAAATATAACTTCATCATCTTGACGATCTCTTGCCCCAACCTGCATCGTGACTGAGCCATCCCTAAAATAAGGAACTGTTCTTGTAACCAGTGAGTGCTTGCCTTTATTGATAGCAAACTCTGCTGTCTCAATCGTTGCATCTAGAGGTTGTCCAGTAAAAGCATATATCTTGTTTGATAAACTGCCACCAAATAGGAAGTTACCGCCCTTATACAAGTTACTATCTAATGGTGCAGGCAAACCCTCTAATGTTGCACTTAGATTGTCTAATCCCTCTAATGTATATCCTGCTGTATAAAATGGCGATATCAGGTCTGCCGATACTTCAGCTATAGACCACTTGCCTACAGCATAATTATACATCAATATTTTATCAGGAGTTGATCCTGAAGTGTTTCCATTTGACACATAAGACCACGCAACTATTTGGTTTTGTGGGTCTACTGCACAACTCATCTTATAGTCAAAAGCACTATTGAAATCTTTGAAGAAAAACTTGTTTATTTTCTCAGCACCAATTGGTGTACTCTTTGTGCCATCAAAGGCATAAAATCCATCTTCAGCTAAATAAAATACAAGCCTTCCGACATTACCAACTGATCCTGAGTAAGCACAACCTCTCTGTGTCTCCACTTTATCAATCTGATAGATTAGCGGTGTTCCAACATATTGAGCAATACATATGGCTTTTTCTAGCAAGATCGTTGCATATTCACCGCCAACTAAACCAGTGATTGCACCTGCATCCACAATGTCTTGAAAGTCTGCCTGATCAGTTCCTACAGTCCAACTGGTTGCATCATTAATACCTGACCATCTAGTCCTAAATGGCACTCTTCCTGAGCCTTCATCAATATTGGCAGTCCAAACCTGATCCCTAACAACTGCTAAAAAATCTGCCTTTGGTGCATTGGCTAAATCTGCAAAAGCAGTGTCAGTTCCCAATGTAAACTCTTGCAGTGTCTCACCTATACCGCCTGAGGCAATAACACTTGTTCCAAACTGAACAAACTTCCAGTATTCGGTATCAGCTAAAGTATATCCGCCAACCTTACCAATGCTTGATAGGCTTGAGTCAGACGAGTCAAATTCGTAAAGTTTAGTGGCATTGCCTGCAAATAACTTCACATTACCTGAGTTATCCTTTGAGGCAAATATACCCTTTAGCGGGGCATCTCCTGCACCTGACACAGCCTGAAAACTATTAATAGGTCTATATCCTGATATAGCAGGGATGACGTTTGTTGCGACTGTAACTCCTGCATTTTCTAAATCAGGTTGATCGGGCAACCATTCTCCAAACTTAATCATTGCTGTAACCAAACCTCACTTCCAACATTTTGAGTTGTCCATACTTCTGAACCAACATCTTGTATAGTCCACGTTTCAGATCCATCAGCAATCTCAGTCCAGTCTTCACCGATAATCTTTGCACTAACATCAGTCGTTGCAGTTGTCTCAGAACTAGCAGAAACACCTACTTCATAGTTTGGAGTAGATGTAACACTTGCCTGAGTTGCTACACTTGCAATAGCAACCGCCACTCTATTTGCACTAGCTGTTAGTGTCGCACTTGTCTCAACACTAGCTAGAGGCTGTTGTATTCTTATTGCTGAACCTGAAACACTAGCACTTGTGCTAATATTACCAACCATTGTGACTTCATAAGTCGCAGTAGCTGTTATTGTTCCAACTGAGGCTGTCGTAGCCTCCATAGTCCTAACTCTTGTTGGAGTAGAGGTAGCTGTTCCAGTTGTTGCAATAGTCGCTGTAGCAGTTCTGATTTTTGTGCCAGTAGCACTAGCACTCGCACTTGTTGATACTGAGCCTTCTATCTCAATAGCAAACTGGATCTCGGCACTGACACTTGCACTCGTAGAAATGCTTGCCGAACCCTGCAATACTGCAAGGCTAGACAGACTATCGACATTGCCTAAGGCATCGAGACTGTCTATGTTCCCCCAACTATCTAGCTGATCTAGAGTTGGGTTAGACCACTCAATTTTTAGCATATCAGAGTTGCTGTCGAAACTTCCTGAAATACTATCTAAAGTTTGCGTGATCTGATCTAGATTGGGGATACCTAAAGCCATAATAAAGCCTTAAATTATGTAGCAGAAATTGTTAAAGAACCACTTGCTACTTTTAATATATCTCCACTTGCTATATCTTTTGATGCTGTAAATGCACCATGAAATAAAAGGTTGCCTGCTGTACTCGCATCGTAAATACCAAAATGAGATACTGTACCCCATGAGCCAGTGGCACTATCAAATTCAACTGCACTATTATTGGATATAGATCCACTTGAAGCAGAAGCAAAAGTGATAGCTTTTCTTGAGTAGTTGTTACCAGTTAATTCTGTGCCTGAATTATCATCATTTAAACTTGCTGTTGATAATCCTAAATAAACTGCTGAGGGAGCAGTTGTTGAGGCTGTTCCAGTAAAGTGATCTAGAAATTTAAGTTCTAGATAATCTGACATTGCTGACATTTATTTCTCCTATGATGCAGACGATGATTGTTTTGCGTAGATTGATGATATGTGC